CACTTCACCTGTACGCTCAGACCGGTCACGGTCTTTTCCTTGAACAAGCCCGCATTTTCCGCCGCTTCCGTAGCGGCCGGTTTCACGGCGCGGTCCTTGGTTTCACTGTTGTAGGTCGTGGTGTGGCTCGTACAGTGGCCACATGCTGCCCCGTCGATGCTCATCAACAGGTCACTGCCGTTTACGTATCCTTTCTTTTCAGCCATTTTTTCAATAGTTTTTTAATTGTTTGTAAAATAGTCAGAAGCAAGATGGCAACTGCCGGGGGAATGATGAAATACCCCCATGGTTTCCACCACGGCACCTTGTCCGGAGGCTTGCTTTCTTCATCGTACTCTACCTTCCGGAGCGTATAGGTGTCCGTAAAGTCCATCTCCAGCTTCGGCACGATGCTGTCCGTCTCGGCCTTTATCACGAGGGTACTGTCCTTGCGTTCCAGCGTTACGGTCACCATCCCGTCCTTGGCCATATAGACCGCCCGTTCGGGCAGTTCCGCCGCAGCTTTCAGCGGAATGTCAAGCTTCGCCTGGCGGGGTGGCAGTGCCGTTCCTTGGCGGATGACGGTTGTTCTCACGCTTGCCATACTGTCGCACAGGGCGGTAGTCCGTACCGTCTCCTGTTTGCTCCGGCAGCTCATTGCGGATAGGGCAATCATCAAAATGGCGGCAAGTCGTAGCCTTGCTGATAGCCCTTTCCAGTTTCGAGACGGCTCTTTCCAGCCGTCCGATGTCACGATATACTTTCCGGTTCTCATCTTGGGTCTTGATTAGTTCCTCTCTCAGTTTGTTGATGTTCTCTATGTAGAGCCCGTCAATGTCTCCCATGTCCTGCACTTTCCGTTTCCTGCGGCTCAACCACCAGTTCAGCAGTTGCACCAGGAATCCGGACGGAAGAGCATACATCAGGAAGTTCAAAAGCGCATCACTCATAAGAAATTCTTAATTCTTCATTCTTCATTTTTAACTCAAATCAGCCTCCATCCGGCTTCCACCTCTTCCGGGTCGGCATCCACACCGTTTTCCATCCGGCTCATGGCACTTACCAATGCGCACAGGGTCGCCTTGTCCTCCAAGTCCGGCTCGTAGGTAGTCGGCACCCCCATCTCGTTGCACACGTAGGCCAGATAGGCGGAAGTGTTGTTCTCCGAGGGCGGTGCATACCGCTTGATGATTCCCGCCATCGTGCGGCAGCCATGCCGGCGCACGTAGTTCTGTAGCGTTATCATCATGGCGCGGTATCCGTGCGCCATGTCCACGAACTGGAAGAATTCCTTGTCTGTCTGTATAGGCCGGAGTCCCTTCCAGCGGTCTTTCGTCCGTCGCAGGTTCCCCGGGTTACAGTTTCTCAGTCCTCTGCTGTTCATGCCTCAGGTCAAGCCTTTTTGAAGGTTGGATTGGTACGGCTGTCCAGCACTACGAATTCCTCACCGAAGCCGATGTTGGTATCTGCCTTCATCAGCATCTTGAAGAAGTAGAGTTCACTGGCGGAGCTGAGCTTGTCGATTTGGATCACGTCCTCGTCGTCACTCAGGTTCACGGCAGCAAAGAGGTTCGAGGTGGATGCGCTTGGCGAGCAGAGGGTGGCCACGAGTACACCGTCAGGCCATGCGGCCAATGTCTCGATGGTGATGCCTTTGTAGCGCATGGCGTTCACGTCCGTTTCGCTGGCGTTCTTGCCTTCGCGTGCGGTCAGTTCGTCATCGTAGGTGTCGAAGTCGTTCACGCTCATGATGATTCTCAGGGCTGCATTGCCACGAAGAGCTGCGGGAATAGCCTTGCGCAAGGCCTTCAGCTTGCCTAACATGGTGGATTCGGTGGTGGTTGCGAGCACATAGTCGGTTGCCTTGGCAGCCTGTGTCAGGATACCGTCCATCAGCTGGTCTTCACCTTCACCGTAAGTGCCGTTGATGTAGTGGTCGCCCAGTTCAAAGGTCACTTGCTGGCTCAAGGCTTCGAGCAGCTTGTTCTGTACTTCGGCAGGAAGTTCACGGAATACCATCTGACCCTTGGGCTGGAAGGGTCGCCAGATGGCTTCGAAAGCCGACGGGTCGAATACGGTGAAGGCCATCATGTCCTTCGGTTCAAGCTTCTGTTCGCTGTAGGTGAAGTCACCCTTCGAGTTGGTCAGCTGCGGGTTCTTGTTGCGTTTCTGGAGCATCTTGCCGGTCTTGACACGGGGAATGCTCACTGACTTGTTGATGCCGGGGATAACACAGATCAATCCTTTCTCGGTGATTTCGTTGCCGGTTGCGGCCATGGTAAGGAGCTGCTCCAAGACCTCACCGCTGTAATGGGTGTTTGATACGTTCAATGCCATTGTTTAAATAGGTTTTAAAGGGTTGTTTACTTTACATCTTGATTTGTTGGCGGCCACGGATATACGTGCCGCTGTTCTTGCCGGACGATACGGTGCTGCACACGTTCATCCCTTTCTTCACTGCGGGTTTCATGGGCTTAGTGGTTTTGGTATTTGTTTCGGATTTCCGCCTGGCGTTTTTCCCAAGCACTGGTCTTTTCACCGGCAGTTTCCTTACCCAGCTCGTTCTTCAGCATCCGCTTCGGCTTCATGGCTTTCAATACGGCAGAGCCGTTCTTGAAGTCATTCTTCAGCAGGTTGCGGTAGGTGTCTGCCTGTCCGGCATCGATGCGTCCGTCCGTCACGGCTTCCGTTACGGCTTGTTCGATGCGTTCCTGTTGTTGTTCGTCCAACTGTCTTTGCAGTTCTTCGTTCTGTCTTTCCAGTTCGTCCGCACGTTCGGCACGGGCGGCGGTCTCGCTCACTGCGGCCATGGCCGCTTCCTCGTCCGCACAGTTGGCGAAGCGGGGAATCTTCTTCAAGTCTTCTAACTTCATTTCTATCTCTGTTTGTGACTGGAAAGCGTCCAGTCGGTTAGTGAATATTCGGTAAATGTCTTCGGTGGTACTGCCTTCGGGAATGTGTTCTTCCACATCGTACAGGGCATCCACCAAGCCTAATTTCAGCGCTTCGTCCGCCTTCAGCCAGTGGTCGGCTCCGTCAAAGTAGGTACGCTTTATCTCGTCGGCACTCAGGCGGCACCGGCTGCCGATGATTTCGGCGATGGTGTCTTCCAGCCCCTCGATGGTGGCTATCATGTCGCGCAGGTCCTGCTTGTTGCCGTAGCATCCGCCGCTCACGTTGTGCAGCATCATACGGGCATAGCGGCTCATCTCCACACGCTGTCCGGCCAAGGCGATGACACCCGCAATGCTGGCAGCGATGCCGTCGATGAAGACGGTCACGCGGCTGCGGCATTGTCGGATGGCATTGAAGATGGCAATGCCGGGATAGACATCACCGCCTACCGAGTTGATACGGATATTCAGGTTAGGGTAGTTCTCGTCCAGATACATCAGCTCGGACACGAAGGTGCGGCTCCCTATTTTTCCGTCGCCGCCCTCATCGCTGATTTCGCCGTACAGCAGGATTACTGCCGTTTCGGGGTTCAATATGTTCTTGAAAATCTTCATACGTTTTCCGTTCTTTTTCAGCGAAATTAGGGAGGAATCCGTACTTGCGCAAAAAAGTGTGTAACCGTTCCCTACAAGTGCGTATCCTGTACACGAATCTCTGCAAGTGTTCCACCCTTATTTTTTAGCTGCCTCTATTCACCTCAAATTTGCAATAAAATAAGGTCAAACCCTTCATTCTTAATTTTTAATTTTTAATTCTCAATTTAGGGAGTATGGCAGAATTGACTTCACAGCAAAAGAAGGAATACGCACAGATGCTGTTCCTCAAGGAGAACCTTACCCAGCAGGAAATCGCCGAACGGGTGGGTGTCAGCCGTCAGACCGTCGCCCGATGGTCGAAAGAAGAGAAGTGGGAGGAACGCAAGGTGGGCATCACCACCACACGCGAGGCACAGATAGCCAACCTTTATCGTCAGATAGCGGAAATCAACCGGGTCATCAGCGAGCGCGAGGAGGGACAACGATTCGCCACACCGCCCGAAGCCGACACTTTAGGCAAGCTGGCGGCAGCGGTCAAGAAGATGGAAACCGATGTGGGCATTGCCGACATCATCAGTGTGGGGATGCGCTTCATCAGCTGGATCCGTCCGGTGGATGTGGAGAAAGCCAAGGAGTTCATCCGATTGTGGGACGCTTTCATCAAGGATAGCCTATGACACAGAAGGACAGAGAAGCACTGCGCGACTGGGAAGAGTTCCGCGACGACGGATTGCGTGATACACCGGTCGAAATCGACATGAGCCGTGCCGAGATGGAAAAGAAGCGCAAGTGGCTGGAAGAACACCCCATGGAGTGGATTCAGTATTTCTTCCCCGAGTTCGCCACCTACGAGTTCGCTCCCTTCCACCGCAAGGCCGTGGAACGTTGTATCAAGAACGATGAATGGTTCGAGGTGCTGAGCTGGGCACGAAGCTTGGCCAAGAGTACCACCGTCATGTTCATCGTCATGTATTTGGTGCTGACAGGCAAGAAACGCAATGTCATGATGGCCAGTGCCACACAGGACAGTGCCGTCCGCTTGCTCGACCCCTACAAGCAGCAGTTCGAAAAGAACGGACGCATCCGTGCTTTTTACGGTCAGCAGGTGAATTTGGGGGCTTGGAGTGCCGAGGAATTCAAGACCAAGGGCGGGGCATCGTTCCGTGCCGTGGGTGCAGGCAACGCACCACGTGGTAGCCGCGACGGGGCGGTACGTCCCGATGTGCTGTTGGTCGATGACTTCGATACCGACGAAGCTTGCCGCAACCCCGACACCGTGAACAAGAATTGGGAGTGGTGGGAAAAGGCGCTGTATCCTACACGCGACCCGGCCCGACCCGTATTGGTCATTTTCTGTGGCAACATCATTGCCCGCGACTGTTGCGTGGTGCGTGCCGGTGCCATGGCCAACCATTGGGACATTGTGAACATCCGCGACAAGAACGGACATTCCACTTGGCCGTCCAAGAA